ATTTTTATACTATTAAGATATGGTGCAAGTTCTTTTATTTGATCTACAACTGATTTTCTATCTATCTTGTTTAGATTATCTTCAACAAGTTTAATTTTATAATTTGTTTTTTCCATTGAACCAAACATCTTTTCACTATATACATTGTGTTTTCTCATCATATCAATCCTCATAGATGAACTATCATGGTTACACATATGACAATCTAAATTACATTCAATACCAAAAGACTTCAATTGTATTTGCATTATTCTTTCGTCAAATGTCCATTGACCTGACTTCTCATACATTCTAACGTTTCTTTCGATTTTATCCCAACGTTCTTTACTATTTGACTCTCGCCACATGTGGTGTGTTCTACGGGATTTACCATATCTCTTTTCATCACTAATACATCTTATGCAATGTTCATTAATTGCTTTAGTGCCATGTTTTGCAGGATCTAACATTTCTTTTCTTAAATTTTTTAGATAATCACTATCTTCCATCCATGTTTTTATACGTGTATTGTTTATATTATGTTTATCACTTTTACCTGCAAGACAGCATGCCTTATAAGCACCATCTAGTTCTATAAACATTTCAGCAAAAGGATGAACACAGAACCAACTTCTTTTATCTTTTGCTCTATTCATAATAGAGTTTGGATCTTGTTTTCTTTCTTCACCCTCTTTAGATAGTTTTTCAAACCATTCTGAAGTATCAACATTGCCTGGACTACTATTCGTCACAGCTGACATTTTTTTTTCTTTAAATATTTTTTCCATTTTTAGGTCCTAAATAATGAATAATTTTTATCATTTCATTTGGTTTGTCTAATATCATGTAATCTGTATTAAATTTTTTAGAATACATTTTATTTAATTGTGTATTTTCTCTATGTGAGTCGGTATATTTAACAATCCATTCAGCAGGCAAATAATTGATTTTTATTTTATGCTCATCTAGTTTCCAAAAGACATAATTTTGTTCACCATAATACTTAAAGTGAACATCTCCAATATTATAGTAGTGTAGTTGCCAATATTCTGGATTTAAAGAAAAGTCATCCCATATATATTTAAAACTGCCAGATTTAAATTTATAAAATCCTCCATTTATTGGTATAACCACTTTATCAGCAAACTCATTTGTTTTATCATTCCACCAGCTATTGTAGGTTAAAAATTCATTTTCTTTTACAGGATAATTTAATATGCGATCTATGTTGTTAATGATTTGTTGATCAATGTCCATTATGATAATGTCATCATTTACGTTTTGATTTGCAAATTGTGGACTAAAAAACTTTAATTTGTGCCAATGTTTTTTTATATTACTATAATTATTATAAGGTAGTATTACATCTGCTTCAACATCCGTATCACTTAAACAAATAAATTCAAATGGCGTTGTACTGTGTTTTTTTAATGATCTGTATAATTTTGAAACATGCTCAGGCGAATACAGACCTTTAAAATATACCGTGCAAATTTTAAGCATTATATGTTCTCCAAACAGCTTCAAAGTCTTTATTGATTGTATGACATAAAACAACTTCTTTTGGTATAAATCCTTGCGTTGAAAAAAAATAATGCCATTTGTCATTTAGCCATTGCACATCTACTTTATTTTCCGCAAGTTTAACGGCAAATAATGTTTCATTGTCCCAACCAAAAAAGTTTGTTATTTTTTTAGGAAATATATCGTGCCCCTTTGTTAATTTACTCATCTCTTTTAGGTCTGAGTCAAAATTTTCAAAATATTTTAATTGTTGTATGTGTTTTTTATTTGCACCTATAATACCAGTATTTACAACTTTATGTTTTGGATTTAAATCTCTATCTATTAACATTGCTTGAGCATTATAGTATTTTGATGTTGGACTACGAATAGTTTGAGTATATTCGTTTACAGAATCCATTTGAATAACTTTGTGGGTATTGTGATGTATGGCTATACCTTTTGATAAGTCCCAAACTTCAAAAAAGTCGTCTGATTTCATAGGCACAACATCAAAATCTAAATATAATATCTCATCATATTCTTTAGATAATTCACATAATAGATGTATTTTGTAAAAATTTACAATATTATATGTTGTAAGAAATGGATATTTTGACTTTAAATTATTTTTAAATAATATAAAATTTGTATCATATTCAAATAGTTTAAATGTAACATTTATTTGATTAGCATACCATTGTTTGCAGGCTATTAGTTTAGTGTAGTTTTCTTTAAATGCATCTTTAGTTACATAATTTATAGGTGTGTGATTTTCTTTTAATATATTCTTATCAAATATATCAAGTTCATCTTTGGGAATGTCAATATAAAAACTATAAATTATTCTTTTCATATTTACCAACTAGTATAAATCTAGTTCCTCTATTATCTTTTATTTCGTCTTCTATTAAAATTTTTGTATTTTTAGGAAGTTGTGATTTAAATTCTGTTAAACTTTCAACACAGTTTATGTGTCCATCTATACCTTTCATATTATTTGATTGATATGCAAAATAAGCATTTGTATTTAAATTAAGTTCACTCATAGGTTTCATATGTTCACATGAAGTGTTAACAATTAAATTTGCATTTTCAACTCTACCTAAATGTCTGTTTAAGTCAAATACATCAGCCGTTATATAGTCAATATTTTTGTAATGATTAAATAATCTATTTTTTGCTATTCTAATAGGATTATCATCAATATCAATGAGTACAAGTTCTTTTACATCTCTAAAAGCAGGTACAAAAATACTTCCGTACCAACTGCCCAATATACTTACAAGTGAATCTGAATTTAAAATACTTAACGTGTTTATGTGTTCTATTAATCTTTCTTTTGATAAAAATTGATTTGGACTATATGAGTCTAAAAGATCACTATTATTTCTGGCTTCTGCCATAATATTTTTAAATAATTGTAGGTCTATATTCATTATAACTTAAACCTTTCTACTGTTTCTATTGCACCAAAATCATAGTATCCATATGCCCAATATTTTTCTCTACAAGGCCAACATATTTTACATGGTTCAGCACCTGGTTTTTTATATGTTCTATTAAAATCTTTAGCATATATACTATACATTTCTATTTCAGTTTCGCATGTTTCAGTAACAGGAAATAAAGTCTTATCGAGTCCCAATTCTTTCACCCATAATGCTATTTCTTTTTTATTTTTATTACGAAAAGGTCTAAACTCATATCTATAATGACCTTTATATGGTTTTTTTGTTATAGACCATAGTTTTTCTTTCTTATGATTTCTATCTTCTGGAAACTTACGTAACTCACCTGTGATTATTTTAGGTTGTTCTTCTAATGGTGGATTTAATGTTTCACCCGACATGTATATGTTTAAGTTTATGTTTAAATGATCATACTTATCCCATAGTTCATAAAACCATTTTCTTTGAAATATATCTTTAGGGTTATATTTTTTTCCAGTTTTTTCAAACTCATCTACCATCTCTTTTGTTTTAACAAAGCCTGATGTGTCAAAAAAAGCAGTTTCAGATTGTAAAATGTTATTATTTTCTGGTATTAATATCTTTAACGCATTAATGACATTTGATACAGCATCTATAGCTGCAGGTCTTAATTTATTATACATTGTTATTGGAAGTATTTTTTTATCTGAATACTTAATCATGGTCAAAAAAGTCATAAACGCTGAATCTATTCCACCACTTAATCTAATTCCTATTATATCTTGTTTAGATATTATTTCATCAATGTCTGGTGTAAACACTTCATCTAATATTTTATTTAATTTTTTTATATCCATTTTATTATTTCCTCTATTTGAGGTTTCACGTCCTCATGTTCTAGTTTTAAATATTGCAAATCTTCACGTCTATATCTTTCAGCATATCCACAACTTATCATTACAATAGGTCTGGTTTTTACCATATGTAAACCAACATTATGCCATTGTTCAGGTCTTCTTTTAAAACACGAGTTGTAAGATATATCAAGTCCTTCTTCTAATAAGTAGTTTGTTAAATTAGCAACAAATATTCCAACTTCAACCGCAACACTATCAACTATTTTTTCAATATGACTTTCAAAGCCTTGATCATAAAAGTGGCCTGTTTCAATTTGTCTTTGATAAAATTTATTTGGAGTAGAAATTCTACTATGTATTGTAATTAAGTAAGGATTTTCTTTTATATGTCTGTAGTATGGATTTTCATACTCACCTAATTTGGCACCTTGAATTTTTGTTGCTTGACCGTCTGCAACAGCTTTGTTTTCAACATCAGCGTGACATTTAACAACTAAGCTATGTATTGCGTCTTTATGTATTTCTTTATCAGGTCCCCACACAAGAGCTTGATAAGCCATTGCATTATTTTTAGATGGAGAAGTTTTCCATGCCTTATATAATGCTCTTTCTATTATTTCTTTAGGTGGTATATCTTTTTTATAAGTTTTTACGTGTTTTCTTTTTTGTTCTAATAAATCAAAATGTTTCATTTTTTACACCCATGTTATTATGTCTTTTAGTTCAGGTTTTATATCTTTTTTATTAATTTCTCCACCAATGTTTCTTCTATATGTTTTACCGTAACCACAAGTTAGCATGAATAGAGGTCTGGTTGTGATATTTGTTAGACCTGCTTTTTGCCAAACATTATAATCACTTTTAAAACAAGCGTTATAGGATACATCTATATCTTTTTCTAGTAAATATGTTGTCAAATTCTGTGCAAATAATCCTACTTCAACAGAAACACTATTAACTATTTTAGGCATTTCACTTATATGTGCTTGTTCATAATACATATTTTTTTTGTTAATACTGTGTTGATAGTATTCATTAGGTGTTGCAAGTCTTTGATGAAATGTAAATAAAAAAGGATTATCTTTTATATGTTTAAGACATTCGTTACCTTTTGATATTGATTCAGAATGGCCTTGATGGTCTATTTCAATACAAGAATTTTGACAAATATTATATATAATTTCTTTTTCTTTTTGTTTATCTGGTCCCCATACAAACACCTCATATGCCATTGCATTATTTTTTGAGGGTGTAGTTTTCCATGCTTGCCATAATGAGAGTTTTATTTTTTCTAATGATGGCACATCATCTTTATATTCAAATACTTGTTTTCTTTTATGTTCTAATAAATCAAAATGTTTCATTTACATATCATCTTATCATTAATTACTAATATATCCAATGCCGTTCTGTTAAAGGTATTTATCGCCTGTTTAGGACTCTCTACTATAGGTTCTTTACAGTTAAAACTTGTATTCAATAACATTGGTATGCCTGTTATCTTATAAAACTCATTGATGATATTGTAAAACTTTTCGTTAAATTCTTTATTAACTGTTTGTATTCTAGCTGTATCATCAACGTGTGTAACGCCTGGCACTTTATCTGATTTAACTTTACATATTCTACTCATATAAGGGCTTGGTAATCTTGTATCAAAGTATTCTTTATAATGTTCTTCTAATACAGCTGGCGCAAATGGTCTAAAATCTTCTCTCATTTTTATGGTATGATTAATAATATCTTTTATATTAGGATTACGAGGATCGGCTAATATACTTCTATTACCTAATGCACGATTACCACTTTCTGATTTGCCTTGAAACCAACCTACTATTTTACCGTCAGCAATTGCCTGTGCAACTTCTTTATAATTTACATCTTCACCTTCATTATAATCATATTCTTTACCAGCAAATGTTTCCGATTTATGTATATTATTGTTTAATATATAATCAGCGTGCTGATATGTACCTATTGCTTGTCCTTCATCACCCACAGCAGGTGGTACAAATACATTTTCATAGTGATTAGTAAATTCTTCGTTCATATAACCATTATATGCAACACCTCCTGCAATACACAAGTTATCACAAGATTTTAATGGATATACGTGTTCTTTTATTTTATCTATTGTAAATTTTTGTAGTGTAAATGCTAGATCATCTATATTTGATAAGTCTATCTCTTTAAAATGTTTTTGTTTCTTTTCAGTAATAGGTCCATCAAGTATGATTTCAAACACATTATAATAATATTGACTAAACTGACCATATCCAACTTTACCCATTAATTTACTTGCACCTAAAGTTCCAAAACCAGTCAAGTTAGACATATGATTCCATAACCACCCAATAGGTAACTTATCAGATAAATCAATTAAGTTTTTATCTTTATCAAAAAACACACATCTGTATTTTGATCCTATACCATCAATTGCTAGTATATCTGATTGTTCAAAACCTGAATTAAGAAAGGCATAGGCGGCATGAGATTGATGATGATCTATAAAATATAAACCATCTTTATAATAATAATCCCATAGATTTTTAGGTTCATAGTCAAATATATCTTCTGGTAAAATATCTCTACACATTCTTATACCACCATAAGTATATGTAAATGCCAATACATCTTCTTTTCTAACAAAATATTGTTTTACAAATTCATTGTTTAGTCTATAGTCTGCAGGATTTAAAATATCTGATTGATGAGCATAAGCCTCAGCGTGATAAGGTAGATTATGTTTAAATCTTGTAAATCTTTCTCTTTGATTATGAAACACACC